TGATGTGTTTGGTATTGAAGCAGCACGCTTAGCAATCTTTGAGGAGTTTTCAGAGGTCTTCGTTTCAGAGAAGGTGAATTACCACCATCTGAGTGTATTGGTCGACAGCATGACCTTCTCAGGAAGGATTGTGGCAGTCAACCGATTCGGTATGAATAAGAATGAGACTGGAGTTCTAGCTCGATCTTCATTTGAAGAGACTAGCAAGAACATGTTCAATGCTGCAATGGGAGGTGAATACGATACCATGAGAGGTGTATCTGCTAACATCATGTTCGGACAGAAACCACCCTGTGGAACAGGATTTGTGGATATCTTGGTAGATGAATCACGTCTACCGGATGGACCGGATGAAGAACCTGAAGACACAACCTTACAAGAAGTCAATCAACGATTGAGCGCGTTGCCTGAAACAGAGTGTCGTCTCGAAGATATCTTGATGGACTGGTAAGTTTTAAAGTCTTGAAATGAAGTAATGGCATCAATCACAAGAACAACTTCTCTCTTAATCGAGGAGAATAAAGAACCTATAGAAATACCTGAAGAAGAAACAGCATTAGACTTAAATTTTTATGTGAAGGATGACGGTGTTCCAAACCCTCTAACAGGAGACGCAAAAACTGAATTTGGAATAACTAAAGAGATTATTGAACAAGCATCTCAATCAGCATATGATGAAGTAAAACTGATAAACGAAGAAGAAGAAGAAGAACAACAAATAGAAAAAGAAGAACAACAAATAGAACAAAAAGTAGAAGAAAAAGCAAAAGAAGAACCCCCAATAGAAGAACCCCAAATAGTACAACCCCAAATAGTAACTAGAAAAGAGAGAAGACAAAGTCAAGTTATGCGTGATATTCAAGAACAAAAACTAGAGAAACAAGCTTTAAAGGAACAACAAAAACAAGCAAAACTTGAAAAAAAGACACTAATTTCATCGTCAATAATGGATCTAGATGGTTACGCTTCAGGTATAGGTGATGGAAGTGAAGCTACTAGTGCAAACAGATTGATTATTGATAATATACGTCTTGAAACTTACAACGCTACTAGTCAAGCAATGGCAATATATGGCGATGAATTAACAAACTTTATACAACCAGAGTCTCCTTGTGCTCTATGTGGATTTCCACTAAAAGATAGAATTTCTTATATTCACAACAGAACGCATGATTATGCAAGTGATTCACTTACTTGGAGTTATGATCATTTTGTTCCAGTTAATTTTTCAGCAGTTGTGTTTAGAATTGTAACTTCAAAAAACTATGAAGCTAAAGAATTGAATCTTCTTAAAGATAATGGTTATATAGTTTGCTATCATTGCAACTACGAAAAATCGCAAAGATTGTTTGTAACTTGTAAAAAAACAGGTGGAAAGCCAGATTTCAATAACTTTGAACCCAACACAAAAACTATTACTAAGTTTGTTAATGATTTATATACAAGCACAAATAAACACGGTTGGGCAGATGAAGAAGGAAATAGAACATTAATCAAATGTTTAGCTCCACCTAAATACTATAAAACATGGATACGAGAAAGAATACAAGCTATAACAACATTAGCAGAGAGAGTATGTACTAATATTATAAGTCAAGTTAGTTTTGAAGCTGTTAACGAAAGACTTAGAAATACAAAATTAATTGTACGAAAGGCTCAATATACTGTTTTAACCGATGATAAGTATAAAAATTTAACAAATCAAAAATCTAAAAATAGATTTAAGCGAGAATACATTGCTAGACTATTTGCTGCTGCTGAACTTAACTTTCGTAGTCCTTGGAATTGGAAGCAACCTACAAAACCTATCACCAAACAACCTCTAACAACTTTAATTGAGACATCTGAACCGGAATCTCAAGAGGAATCTCAAGAGGAATCTCAAGGGGTTTCTCAAGAAGTGTCTCCTACTCTTTTTACACGAGGAAGAACTCAAGAACGAAAACTAAATAGCGAACCAGGAAGATCAAGATCAAGACAACGTACTCGTCAACCAGATCCTCGTAATATACCAAGAGGTGGTTCACATCGTAAACTCAAGAAGAAGAACAAACGCAACAAGACCTACAGACGAAAACGATTATTCTAAAAAAGTTTTGGAAGACGAAGACGGCGACCTCCGAACATGGTAGTAGGAGTGGAAGGCGTGTTCAAGACCAATGCATAGTATGGGTAGTAGAATGTAGCAAAGAAGAAGTCCAGGATCGCCCAACCGATCGACCCGTACTTCGCATACGATAAACTTGCGGCACCCAAATGCCAGACAAGTCCTACAATGATTCCAAAGACAAGGGAGACGATTGCCCATGGACTCATCTCAACCTTAGCGTCCTTTGGCGTTTCTTTACTTTCAGGCATCGGTGGTGGTCCAGGAGGTGAGGAAGGCATCTTTAGTAAATAATCAGGAAACAAAGTAATGGTTAACTTGACTCATGCAGAGTTGGCAGAAATTACAACTCAATCATTGCCTGCTGCAAGTTTAGAAGCACTTGAGACTTTACGCAGAGAGATGTGTACTGCATCATTTGCTCTCCAACCTCAACAGAAGTTTTTACGTAGAGTTTTGTCTCCCGATTCACCCACACGAAATTTATTGATGGTTCACGGCACGGGGGTTGGTAAATGTCATGGACGAGGAACTCCAATTTTAATGTATGATGGGTCAACAAAACTAGTTGAAGATGTGAATGTAGGTGATCATTTAATGGGAGATGATTCGACACCTAGAATTGTTGAATCACTTGCTCGTGGACGTGATCAAATGTTTAGAGTCACGTCCATTAAGGGTGAATCCTATGTTGTTAACAGTGAACACATTCTTTGTTTGCAACACACTTCTGAACGAAATACCGTATTTGAAATCACTGTGAATGAATTTTTGAAACTAAGTAATAAACTTCAGAGAAATCTTAAGGGGTATAGAACTGCAATTAATTTTCCTTCTAAACCTATTGACTTTGACCCATATATTCTAGGTGTTTGGTTAGGTGATGGATCTCAACGTGATCCAGTAATTAGTTCTCAAGATTCAGCGATTCTTTTTTATCTACGAGAATTCTGTCAACGAAATCATTCAGTTCTTACGTTTCAAAGTGGATATGATTATCGCATTTCATCGGTTTCAAGACATCAAGAAAACGTATTTTTATCGTTTTTGAAAAGATACAATTTACTTAATAATAAACACGTTCCTGAACTTTATAAAGTGAATTCAGAAGAGGTGAGATTACAAGTTCTTGCAGGATTAATGGATACAGATGGATCACTTAGTAATACTACTTATGAAATTACTCAAAAGTCTAAACAAATTACAGAGGATATTATATTCTTAGCAAGATCACTAGGTCTTGCAACGACTACACGAATTGTTGAGAAATCATGTATCTATAAGGGACAGCGAGTTTCAGGTAAGTATTACAGAACATTCATAAGTGGAAATATTGACCGAATACCAGTGAAACTTTTGAGAAAGAAGGCAAATCCTAGAAAACAAATCAAAGATGTATTACGATATGGAATTACATTGACTCCATTAGGAGAAGATGATTACTATGGATTCATAATAGATGGAAATCATAGATATGTTCTTGGAGATTTTACAGTTACACATAATACTTGCTCTGCGATTCAAGTTGCGGAAGAGTATATCCTACGTCCTGAATTTCAAGATAAGAAGGTGATGGTGGTGGCATCTCGTGCAGTTCAAGAGAACTTCAGAACACAGATCTTTGACATGTCACGTGTTCATTTAGATACCGTCAGCAATACACTCAGTTCAAAACAATGCACGGGGCGTCGATATCTAGACATGTTATTACGAATTGAATCGGAACCCAAAAACTGGGCAAATCCTGAAATCGTATCACGATTGGAAACAACTTCAGACCGAATCATTGATGAATTCTACGAGTTCACAGCGTATGCGTCGTTTGGTATTCGTTTGCTTGAAAAACTAAGTGGAACCGAAAAGGACATTGATACTGCGTGGATCCATGAAAACTTCGACAATCGTCTGTTGATTATTGATGAAGCACATAACATTCGTTCTGAAGAAACACAGATTGCTTCAGGTCTTGAAAAGTTAGTCAAAGTAGCAGATGGACTTGTCTTAGTGTTGTTAACTGCTACACCAATGTTTGACAGTTATGAAGAGATCCTCTTTTACATGAATCTCTTTTTATGGAATGATCGTAAACAGTCTTTCAAAAAGACACTGAAAGCGTCTGATTTTTTCACAACGGATGCTGAACTCAAAGTTGAATCCGAAGGAAAGTTTCGTCAATGGTGTCAAGATTACGTATCCTATGTAAGAGGTGAAAGTCCATTCACGTTTCCATTCCGTCTTCCTCCACCTGTGATTGCATGTCCTACTGCTGTAATAAAAGGATTCAATGGTGCTACAATCGCAGACCAAGATCGTATTAAGTATTTAACGTTAGTTGCGTCTCAAGCAAGTGGACTTCAACAAGAAGTGCTTCGTTCATCCAAACATGAAGAGGACGATACAAAACGTCAAGCAATGATTGCGCCTACCATAACTGTGTTTCCAAAGAACAAGAAATTCAAGGAAGTGTTTAACCAAACTAAAAACCAATATTCCTATGTAGATACACCTTTCCTGACACCCGCACTGCTACCTCAGTATGCAGGTAAATTCGTCACGATCTTGAAATCCATTGAGAAATCCAGTGGAGTTTGTTTGGTCTATTCCAATTACGTTGAACGCGGAGCATTACCATTTGCAATGGCATTGGAAGAACACGGATACGCTCCTCATTCGGGAAATACATTGCTTGTAAAATCTAGTTATACAGGAACACCTAAAGGCAAATACATTTTGCTTTCATCCAGTGCATCGGATGCTGAAATCTCAGCAATGTTATCCGTTGTCAAGAATCGATCGAACGTTTCTGGAAAGAACATCAAAATTGTAGTCACAAGTCCTTTAGCAGCAGAAGGTATTGACTTTAGGTTCATTCGTCAAGTTCACATTCTGGATCCGTGGTGGAACATGAGTCGAATTGAGCAAGTTGTTGGACGTGCATTACGAACCTGTAGTCATCAAGATTTGGTTACCAAGGAACAGAATTGTACAGTCTATCTTCATGTTATTCGCACAGAAGACACACGAGAAACGTTTGATGAATACACATACCGAACTAAAGTTGAAGTTAAAGGAATACGAATTGCTAAAGTTCGCAAACTGATTGCTGAATCCGCAATGGATTGTCCTCTTCAACTTTCACTTCCTTCTGATTGGAAAGAATTAGTAGTTCCTCAAATTCGCGATGAAGGACATCAAGAAGTTTCATATCCACTCAAGGGAATGTTGGCACCTACCTTTGATGAATCCCCTGAAGTTGAACAATGTAAGATTACACCGAGTGTTCCAGACCCAGATCATGTTCGTCCTCTTTCAAGTTATCTAGATTCACGTGATGAGATTCTTGCAAAGGTTGGAAGGTTGTTTATTGATAAATCCATTTGGGATCGTGAACAGTTATTTACAGCGTTACGTCCATTTAGTCGTGAGGTGGTGATCTACATCTTACAACAAGCCATCTCAAGTTCGTTCAGATTTGCGGATTCCTTCGGACGCCCAAGTGTTCTTGAATCCAAAGGAGATTTGTATGCGTTGGCACCGTTGGATGTACCAAACCGAACACTCATTGAACGAACCACTCAACCTTCAAAGACGTTTGAATTAATGTTGCCCACTCCTACACCTGTAGAAGAGACTCCTCAAGTTGAATCCAATACATTAGACATTAAACGAGACGCCTACAAATTCCCTGGAAATGCCGACACTAGATTTTCAAAGGAAGTCAGAAATGGGTATATCTTTGATCATGTCTTTACACCCGCAGAGAAGAAGGAATTCTTAAAGACAAATCCAAACTTACCGTTTGCTGATCGTTTGAAGATTCCTGATACTGACATTTGGGTGACTGGAGACGATATGGAGTTAGTCGGTGAAGACTTGACACGATACAATGAATGGAAGGAAACCTTAGTCAGTCGGTATGTGAAAGACAAGACTAAGATCATTGCCTCGATGGCTCCTAATGGATTGTTTACATTGACTCCATCGGAAGACAAAGAAAACATTCCAGTTCGCACTAGCAACAGTCTAGTTGTATGCAAGACCGGTAAGAACTCAATTGGACGTATGAAGGAAGTTGTCAAGTTTCTAGATGTCAATAAAGTAGGAGTACCCAAAGATTTAACAGGTGATTCGTTCTGTGCCTACGCTGAACTTCTTGCTCGTGAACAGCATCACTGTGCATGGTATACACCTGAAGAAATCAAGGTCTTAAACTTACCTGACGTTAAAAAGAAGCTTAAACGTTCGTTGGCATAAAACGAAAAGTCTCCAGTCTAAAATCAAGAAGGCATAATGGAGACACTTTATGAACGTCGGGAATTAACTCGTTCAGTTCACATTCATGCCAGATTCCTTCAACGTAATATTCATGCAAGTTTAGTAGATCAATTACGTCACAAATATGAAGGCGTCTGTCTTTCTGAAGGGTATGTTCAACCACGTAGTATCACGATTGCGGATTACTCATTGGGTCGCACGAACATTCTGAAAGGCGGATTAGATTACAGTGTTCGGTTCCAAGCAGATGTTTGTCTTCCTCATATTGGACAAGTGTTTCGTGCTCCAGTTGTCCTGAAAAGCAAAATTGGTCTTCATGCTGAGACCTCGCCTATCAAAGTATTGCTTCCTCGTGATCTGCACATCGGAAACCCAGACTTTGATGGTGCTGAGATTGGTCAGACAATTGAATTTGATGTCGTTGGAACTCGATTTCAACAAGGAGATAAAACAATTATCGTTCTTGGAAAACTACGAGAAGTGATTCGTCCAGCAATTCAAACTGAAAATGCTGAATCTGAACCACAACAGGTGATTGCTGCTCCTGTATCCAAAGAGGATTCAAATCAACGCACAGTCACTGTAGACGTTGAAAAAACCAAACCCTCAGGTGAAACGCGTAGGAAGAAGTTGATTCGTACTGTTGCGCCAAATACAAATGAATCGAAGTCGGAAGGAAAAAGTGAAGGAACAACTTGAACTTCTTGATGCCAATGAACATGCACAGATTTTTAAGATTATCAATCAGTACACTACCACTTTTACAAAAACACAAACGGGTGTTCTCGTATCGTCAGACGTTCTTCCTGATGCCTGTATTCTTGAGATCGAAAAGATGATCGCTTTTTACCTCGATCAACACAAGAGGATGGAATCAGACGCAATTGAACGTAAGGCATATGAAACTCGTTAACCTAAGCAACGTGGCGCAGAGGAAGCGCGATTGGCTCATAACCAGTAGGTCGGTTGATCGAAACAACCCGTTGCTATTCTGCCAAGTCCTTTATACAGAGGCCTTGTCAAAATGGACATAAATCATTCACTCTTAAAGATAAGGCAAATGGAGTCTATTATTCCTCCAAACGCACGAAACACTCTGAAGGAGTTTGCTTCGTTAGTGAAAAAGGATACACACGCAGAACTTGAATGTAAGATTCTTCCTACCAAAATTCACACAAAGGATGTTGCAGATCGTATTATTGCATCCATTCAATTGTATTCACGTGGACCCCCAATTGAAGAGCATCGCGCTACATTTTCATATCCAGATGATTTGAGAGTTGTAGTGGTTGGAGCAGAGAACATTCACAAAGTATGTACAACCGGTAGTTTTAGAGGAGTTCCACTTGTAGTTGAACGAAAACGTCGTTACTTTGAAGTCGTTTCAGCAATTACAGGAAAGTCGGATATGATTGATTTACCGGATGGATCCATTCGGTTCACATTACGACATGAAGAGACTCTTCGCAAGGACTTTTCGGGAGCTCCAATGGATTCAGCGTCTCATGTTCGTATTCTTCATCGAAAGTCCTGGACAAGCATTGATGGTCTAGTTCGCTATGACTTTTCACAAAGCAAATCCAAGACTAAAGAGACTAAGACATTCAGTGATATCTTGAAACAGACGCCCAATTATGAACTTGAGTTGGAAGTCTTGGACCGCACAAAGACACCCGATGCAGTGGTGAATTCAATGATTAAACATATCACACCCATTCTTGCGGCGTTTCAAGGGTCACCCTTTCTACTGACCAACTCAGAGATGGAAAGTTATAAGATGGAGTTTTCTAATCTGAAACTTCCGTTCTTGAGTCCTGTGACCTTAGAACGTCAACATCTTCAAACTGATCGCGCAAACAATATTCTATCAGGATACACGGTTACAAACAAGGCAGACGGTGAACGGTGTTTCTTAGTTGTGATGCGTGATCTACGCGTGATGAGAATCACACCCAGTTCGATTGTCACTTGGACAGGATTGACTGCCAAAGACAAGGTCCATATGAATGATGTGATTGACGGTGAATACCTTGCAGACCGAAACACCTTCTTCATCTTTGATGTCTACAAGTTCAGAGGATCCGATGTACGTCGTCTTCCTTTACTACGAGATGATGGACCTTCTCGTCTAGGACACGCTCGTGAATTTGTCACTCAATTATCGACTGACTTCATAGCATTACCCACTCCAAAACCCTTTCGTATTGAAACTAAACTCTTTCTATCCGGTGAAGGACCTGAGATGGAAAAGGCAATTCGAACGATTTTGGATACTAAATTTGAATATCCCATTGATGGACTTGTCTTTACTCCTAAAACGATGTCAGTTCCAAGTCCAAAAGGAAACACATGGTCGAGTGTCTACAAATGGAAACCTGCTTCGCATAACAGTATTGATTTCCTTGTCAAATTCAAACCAGGTGAGAGTTTTGACACTGTCTTGGAGAAACGTGTACTCAAAGGAACTTTGTATGTCTCACGAGGATCCGATGTAGTCGTTCATCCATGTGAAACCATGACCGGTGAATACGTTCCTCCTGAACTTCCTGCTGAGTATCGTGGTCAAACTCGTATTCCTTCACCCTTTCAACCTATGGTCCCTAAAGCACCTGATGCACACATCATTTCACTTCCTCTGAATGAAAAGGGAGTTCCAGTAGATCAAGATGGTCATCGAATTGAAGACAATACAATCATTGAGTGTGCCTACGATACAGACAAGGATCGTTGGATCATTATGCGAACTCGTTATGACAAGACCTATCAATACCGAGTCTTGGGCAAACCACAATTTGGAAATGATATTTCTGTCGCTGATTCCATTTGGACAAACATTCATGTTCCAATTACGGAAGAGATGATTCGAACAGTTGTTAGTAATCCACCTGATACAACGTTTGAAGATGATCTCTATTATCGTGACGAGTTAGAATCCAGAGATCGTATTCTCAAAGACGTCTACGGATTTCACAATCGTATCAAAGAAGCACTGTATACATCCACAGTCAAACCAGGTGATTCCTTACTTGAACTTGCTGTTGGACGTGGAGGAGACTTAAAGAAATGGAAACATTCTAAACCCTCGTTAGTCGTAGGAATTGATTCTTCATTATCCAATTTGATCTCTCCACGACAAGGAGCATGTGTTCGATATGTCAAAGAAAAACTTAAATTTCCAAAAGACTATCTGCCTCCAGTTCTATACTTTCAAGGAGACATGACTCAACCGCTCTTTCAAGGAGACAATGTGTACGCAAACATTGTAGCAGGAACTCAACCACCTACAACTCCCTATTTGAGACAGTTTGCAGGACATACTGAGTTTGACGCTATTTCGTGTCAGTTTGCAATTCATTATGCTTGCGAATCTGAAGAGACATTCAAAACCTTTGCTGCAAATCTTGAGACTCACGGTAAGCGTAGTTTCTTTGGAACCTGTTTGGATGGAGCATCGGTCTACGCATTGTTATTGGGAAAACAGAGTCATATGTTTCGAGTAGATCGAAAAGTGTTTGGAGAGTTTGTTAAGCAATATGATGATGGAGTTGGATGGACTGAAGAGTTTGGTCAGGCAATTTCAGTCCACTTAGAAAGTTTTGAACAACCTCAAAAGGAATACTTGGTTCCTTTTGCGAAACTCACACAACGGTTGGAAGAAGCAGGATATGAATTAGTTGAAACGAAACTGTTCTCTGATCACTACGCAGAACAAAATCAAGTGTTGTTTTCTCTAGAACATCAAGCATTCAGTTTCCTACATCGCAGTTTCGTATTCAAGAAGTCCGATAAACCTAAAGTCACTGAAAAGCAGGAAGTGACGATTCCTGTGATCGAGGAATCCAAGGAGGAATCCAAGGAGGAATCCAAGGACGAACGAAGTGAACCTGACACTACAACACCTGCAAAGAAACCCGTTAAGAAACGAATCATTAAAAAGGCGGAACCTGGAAGTGAACCAGTGTTGTTCTTAGGTGCAGATGAAGGAAAAGGTGAATGGAGAATTCTGTCAAACATGTATGAAGCACCCTTTCAAATCGATTCAATTACATTCCCAACCGTTGAACATTACTTTCAATGGTCCAAAGCGAAGGCATTTGGGGATGGTGCGACTGCGGCAAAGATTCTGAAGACTCCATCCCCTAAAGCAGTCAAAGCATTAGGTAAGAAAGTCAAGGATTTTGTAGAAGAAGAGTGGAATTCGAAGAAAGACGGTATTATGCGAATGGCACTCAAAGCAAAGTTCATTCAACATCCTGATCTAAAAACTAAACTTCTAGAGACTGGAACACGACCTGTAGGAGAAGCGTCTGCTCGTGATAAGTATTGGGGAATCGGAACTTCAGCAGACACTGCTAAAGCAAACGATCCATCAAAATGGCCTGGCAAGAATGTCACTGGAAAACTCTTGATGGAACTGCGGACGGAATTTAAGGAGTAAAACCACATAGAGAAGTATGAAGTATCCAAACATCCTCTTCTTTCGAGATGAATCGTATGCAGCAATTGATACCTTTTTATCTGCAAATGAGGAGAAACTCAACTGTACACTCAATCCAACTTCAGATCCTAATGAAGTACTGAAACTCTTTGATTCCAATTATCATTTGATTGTGACCTATGGTAAGTCTGAAACTGAGTACTACGGACGTATGGGATATTTGGTAAACCGAATGCGTCTACGATGGCTTCACTTTTACGAAAACATCAAGGATTTGGATGCATTCAATCGCGGTGTGAATTTCTGCTACATTCACAACTGTTTGCTTCCACACTCAATGACTCGTCCTATTTTTTCAATCTTCACAACTTGCTATAATTCATACGCAAAGTTTCATCGTCCTTACAATAGTTTGAAGGCACAATCCCTTCAAGATTGGGAATGGATTGTAGTGGATGACTCTCCAGATGATAAACACTTCGAGTTTCTACGGGGTATTGCAAAGGCAGATCCACGTATTCGCCTTTATCGCAGATCTGAAAATAGCGGTAACATTGGCAATGTGAAGAATGAAGCAGCGTCTCTTTGCAGAGGTAAGTATATCCTTGAATTAGATCACGATGATGAGATTCTTCAAGACTGTCTTTTAGATGCTAATCAGGTGTTTGAGAAGGATCCAGAAGTAGGATTTGTCTACATGGACACAGCACATTTGTATGAGAACGGAAATACTCATTCTTATGGTGATCATTTTGGACTAGGATATGCTGGATACTATTGTCAGAAACATAACGGAACCTGGGTGAATGTGATTTCAACACCCAATATCAATAACTACACATTGTCACACATTGTAGGTGTTCCAAATCACCCACGTATTTGGAGGAGAACAACCTTACATGAACTTGGAAACTATTCTGAGTTTTTGCCGATCTGTGATGATCAGGAATTACTTCTACGAACTGCAGTGAAGACCAAAATGGCACGTGTTCATAAGTTAGCATACATTCAGTACATGAACGATGGATGGAATAACTTTTCACTGATTCGGAATTCGGAAATCAATCGACTAGGTCCTCAGTTTATTGTTCCACAAGCGTATGCAGAATACAAGATTGATGATGCGATGCGTAAAAGGAACGCCTTTGAAGAACCTACACCCAATTGGTGGACACTTCCGATGTGGAAACGTGAGAACTTCACAAACAAATACTGTAATTCATTGATTAACTTGAATTTTAAGAAACAGTATTGTATTTTGGGGTATAAGTGTTTGATGGAATGCATTGAGTCCATTCGTGAACTCTATGCAAACCCTGAGAATGACTTTTTAGTCTTAGAGAATGGAATGTCCAAAGAAGACTTGTGTAGAATCTTGGATTCACTCAAATTAAGTCGTATGAGATGTTATGCAATGTCAGATTGTACATGGGAACAATTACGTGCCTACTTCTTCCTGGTTTACAAGAGCACAGAGGATCATGAAGTTTGGACGTCTATTGAGTCTGCCTGTAATACTCTGCATACGACAGTGACGGTGCCTGTGGTTGATCCTGAGGAGAAAGACCAGGAACAAATCGTTGAGACAACTTTGTCCCAACAATCTGAGTTGCTTGTTCAGGAGTGATTTCACCTTTCTCAATCTTTCGTTTGAGCGTCAACATTTCAAAAAAGGTTTGATCTAATCGATCTTCTGCATGCATTTGAAATAGAGAAGGATAGTTGAAATACAAGATCTTGTTTTCGTCTTGGAGTTTCTCTTCATACGCTAGTTTGTTCGACTTGAGATGAGACCATTTTTCTTTAGATCCATCCATTGTACGCACCAATGCTTGAATTTGCGTTGCGCTTAAATCTTCATCGTTAATTCCACGTCTTCCTGCTTCAACCTCTCTAGGAGTTAGTTCACGAGCTGCCATTACCTTTAATATTTAATTGCGTCTAATACAATGAAACGCAGAACCCGAAGAGGGGGTGTCGTTATTGGACAAGGTTCATTTGCAAGCGTATATACTAAACCTGATCCAATTGAAAAACAACTTCCAAAAGGATGTGAATGGAAAGATGGATATGTCATGAAAGTATTTGACATTGGAGTCACTTTTAAAGCTCGAAGAGAATGGCTTTTAACAGGTCAATTACGAGAGAAGAAACCAGAAGGTATGATCTATCCTGAATCTCAATGTACTCTTAAAGATGGACGATATGCCATGTTTTCTCCAAAAGGTGGACAATCACTCTTTGAACTTTTTTATACAAATGAGGTCATTGATACTCCTGAAAAACTACATGATGTTGTTCAGGGATACATTTCATCTCCAAAGATTGTGCGAAATCATGAGATGATTCCAAAAGTCATTGAAGCGCTTAAAGTATTAAAAGGTCAGGTAGAGTCTATGAACAAAAACATTATCCACACGGATGTCCATGAAGGGAATGTTGTATACGATGGAGAAGTTGCAAGATTGATTGATTTTGGTGAATGTCGAAACAATTCTATGAAATGTAGTCTGGATGCAGGAGACATTGATGAAATCATTGAAAAACTTCAGACATCCGGTGGATCTAGGAAATCGCAACCGAGAGTTGTGAAACCAAAGCGTCGCACTCGGAGGCGTCTGTCATTCCTGTCAAAATGATATTACCGGTTCTAAAGACTTTTGCAATCCATTTAGTGTTCGGGAAGTAGATCTTAACAGCAGGATACACTGCAGGTTCATAGATCGTTGTAACACCTTTACTTCTGAGTGAAGCATACAACGTATCTCGTGAAAGATTTGAGGTTCCAATCAATTTAGTCTTGTAGTTCATGAGAACTACTCGACGCGAATCAGTCCATTCACCTGAAAGAATTGCTTCTGAACAATGTTCTATGATTTGACGTTTTAACTGAGTCGTCACATCACGGTCATACGCTTCATCCAATACACCTGTGATATGAAAGACCCCATTTTGAAAGATTTTGACAGTGATTTCTTTGCAAGGAAAGGTACCATCTCCATCCGATAAGAGAACAACGGTAATTGAATTATGTCCAAATCCAGTTGTACGCTTGGGAGGTGTAGTTTTAGTTCTTCGTTTAATAAGATCTCGCTTAGATGAACCACGTTTAACGACCCCTTGCTTTTCTACCTTTATCACTGACTTTGTTAGGGGAAGTGTGTGTGCCAGTACATCCGTATTCAGACGAACTCCCATTGTGTAGAGAACGACCATCGTTGTGAGTGTTGGGGATTCCATTGTGTTGTGGATCTGTATACACGTAATCAATTTCATTTTTCCACGCTTGAGAGAATGCTAGAGGAAACTGAGAGACAACAATACACTTAAACTTACGAATTGCTTTTCGTAAAACAACTTCTTCATGTGGAGTCAACATCCATCCATCTAAATACCCAAACCAAAGTGTGCCTTCTGTCTGATGTGATACTAAATCCAAGACAGTCTCCATCCATTCATCAAGTGGAATAATAGATAAATCAAAACAACCAGTAGGTTTGGGGATCTTGTAAGTATATACGGTCAACATGATTACATTGAGACATACATGTTTAAGCGTTAGGATCTGCCGTATGAGGCCAGTTAATTGCACTCTTCAATACAGAGGATTGAGCAACCGTGAGACGACAATTGCATCCACTTGCAAGTAGAACCTTCTTGCAGTTCGGACAACAGTTGTTTGCATACCCATTTCCATACATTTGACGTGCTGCTTGAATCTTGGACAATTCAGCGTCTGCACTAAGTTTATCATTTATTTCAGGGAGTTGAGTTGAAGATAAACAAGGCATAGTATTTGTGATCTGCGATGCCTTAGCATTTGCACGTGTTGACGCCTGTGCCACCGCTTGTCCTGTTGTAAACTCTACATACATGGGTGCATCTTGAACAGTGTGTCCACCTCCATGAAGATATCCTGCAGGACTACGGGTAGAAGGAGCATTTAATACAAGTGCACATGCAGTGGAAGCAACACGTGTTTCAAGGTTTCCAGAGGCAGCAAGACGTCTGACAATCTCTGTTTGATGACCCGCATCACGATGAGGTCGTGTATCCGTAATGGTCACCATTCGTTGTTTCATGCGTCCAAGGTATTCACTATAGGAGGACATTTACTCTTATCTTCTAGGTAAAAAAAGAATGGAGGGGGTGAAACTTAGGATCCGAATTCCTAAACTCTGGTTGTGTCCAGAAGACACTTGCTCTGAGTTTTCGAAGAATGAGTCGTATTGTGATAAGTGTTTATACACCCGGATGGGTAAACATGTGCCTACGACAGCATTCGCGAGTAAGACCCAAATCGTTCATCGCCCGACCTTCGGCAGTGACGGTAGTCGTCTTCGAAAGGTATACTAATTCATCTTTTTCAGAACGTCCATCTTGTTTACGATATTTGGAAACGAGCGCAAGAAACGTCTTCCATTTTCCAGCGAGAGGGAGATTGCATGTATAACATCTTACACAAATAGGGAAATCCATTGTACCTCTTCTTGTCTTGACTCCCTAGTTTCCGTTTTTCTTATCTGCCCGAAGAACAATGAAGTTTCCCAGACAGTGGCTCCTGATTCTTTTGGTAATTGCAATCGTCTTGGCGTTTGCCTATATCACGTTTGTTCCTAATCGTCTTCAGCAAAAAATTGACTCAGACGTGGCAAAGGTGAGTGCCCGTTTCACTCCCTCTGAGTCCATTGATTTGTCGATGGCAATGAAGATCCTGACACACGACCCTCCTCAAATGATGAATCCACCTGAACAAGGTCCTCCTTTATTATTGTTTCCTCCCTCTGCCGAAGACTTGGCAAAACTTTCAGGCGAATAAGCAATGAGTACATTCAAAAAGTGGTTATTGAGTATTATTGTAGTGATTGCGTTAATTCATACCATCGGTGGTGGATTTGCTAACATGTTTGGACCCATTCTGTATCCATTTACTGCTGCCCACGGATGGAATGAAGGATTAATTTTTATGATTTTAGCACTTGTAGTAGCAATCGCAGTCAAGTAATCACCAAATGGTTTCCATCTCTTGAACACTCCAGAATTCGGAGGTATTGTTCGGGAGTTGTCGTCGAATAATATACGGTAACTTTCTCTCTGCAATTTCCATCTTAGCAACCGTCCACAGAAACATGGGGTCGGATGTTTTGAGTCCTTTTAGATCGACTAAAGGTTTAGCGCCTTCTGCGAGTTGTTGCGCTCTCGTAGCAATCAAGGTTGTGTATTCATACTTTGTGAAATAGGGACGTGTAATTCTTGTCTGTTTTCCCATTTCCAACACTTCATTTCGGAAGACCGGTTTAACTTCAGGGTGTAGCTCCATACTTACCTCTTGCGTTGAACTTCTTTTATCCGTTTTGACATAAATGCCTATCATCCCAGCTCAACCTTCTGATATTACACGCCTTGCTCGTGTGGCTGCAACCTTCACATCGGATCCCGAGAAAAAGTCCAGAACTTTCGTGGCTCCCTTGAAATTAGACATTGGAACTCTTGCGAAGGCAGAGTTCCCTGGACGAGGTAGTGTTCTTGCGACACCTAGATGGACATCTCCTGCTTTTGTAGGCGGACGTATTTTCCGTCTCTAATCACAAATGCCGACTCTCTCTGCATCCGATTATACGAATTTCATTAAACTCCAGGCTGCCTCACAGTCCTATCGCAACGGTGCAATCCCTAAGAAGATTCAGACAAGTGACCAAGTTGTTCCGCTTCAATCTATATTGAATGCACAGTTGCTTACAAGTCAGGCAGCGTATGTCACAAAGGCAAAAACACCTGTTGTAACAGTTAGTGGAACTACTGTATCTGCTGCTTCTGTAACAACAGTCACGAATGGAGCATCTGCAATTCTTTCAGCTGCAACAGCAAATATTGTGACTGCTGCTGTTGGATCTACAACTTACATTACGTATACAACGTCTGTTGATCATGGACTATCAGTAGGTGATGTAGTATCAATTACTGGATTAACTGGGTATTCTACTGCAAATGTTACATCTCTTGCAGTTTCATTAACCCCTACTACAACTTCGTTCAGGATTAATGTAGCTAGTGCAGGAACTACAAGTATAAGCGGACAATCAGGACAAATTAACATTGGTCCAGCTGCAGCGGCTACTGTATACTATACATCATCTGTCGCTCATGGATTAGCAGTGGGTGAAACCGTTAGTATTACTGGATTTACTACTCGAGGAAACGTTACATCTAAAACAATTACAAAGGTAATTGATTCGACTCATTTTGCAATAGCAAATGTTGGAACAGGAGTTGGAACAGGAACAGGTACTATCACAGGATTTACATATTATATTACAAGTGTAGCTCATGGATTATCAGTTGGAGACGTTATCACCATCACAGGTATGACAAACTTCAATGCTTCATCGCTCTCAGTTGCAAAAGTTATATCTACTACACAATTTGCATTAACAAATGGACCAACAAATGCTACAGCAGATTCAGGTAAAACAGGTACAATTGTAGGACGTGTATATTATACAACTGCTGATGCATATGTTGGTATTTTTCCAAATGTTCCTAATACAACCGTTGCAATTTCTGGAATTACAACAAATACTACTTTCAATTTATCAGGAATAGTTATTGCATGTCCAACTACAACTGTATTTGTTATATCAAGTAATCAAGCATCCGGAACTGCAGTTACAGGTAAATCAGGTACAATTACAAGTACTGTAATCGTAAATCCAACAACTTCAATTGATGGAAACGCTCGTGTTCGTCCATACGATGGAGTTGGATATGTCAATCAACCTAAAAATTTGTCCACTGTTTCTCAATCTGGAACCTTGAGTTCAGGAAAAACTCAGCAACTAGGTGGTCTTCCATTGACTGCTGCATTAGGATCAGGTGTATATTCTCCAACATCTCAATTGGCTCGTGTGAATACTAGAGCAACGGGTGCTTACAAATCAGTTCGTCAACCAGTTTAATATTTATGGACCCCGTGCCGACTGTTTCCATGTAGCATCACACACTGCACATTGATACATCCAAACTACATTTTTGGCATCCAACTTGATGCCTACAATGTTAGACTCTTTACCCTTGGTTGGACACGGAGGTGAACGTGTTGTATTAGGACACTTCATATTTGTAAATCTTGGAAGCGTTGGATCATGCTTCAGATACGGATTAATGGAGAACTGAATTGAGGTATCTTGCATCAAATCATGGTCGTAGACCACCGGATTTTCTGCCGTGATCGATTCTTCGTAAGGACATTGACGACATTTGAGAAACGCTGACCCATCTCGCTCTTCAATGTTGTAAAGCATATTATCACACTGTGTACAGAACTTCATACTGTAGTTA